CGGCAAAGAACGTCGGCAACGTGGTGGGCGACACATAGATGCCGTTGCCGCCGCTGCCCGGATGCGTCACCGTTACTGAACCGAGCAAAATATAGCCAAGCTGGTTCGAGCGCGCGGCGCTCGGATCGCAATATGCCGGCAGGTTGGTTTGACTGCCGCTATCGCCCTGGTAGTTCGGATCGCAGACCGTCACATAGTAAGTGGCGGAATTTCCGGCGCCGGGATCAGGCACATTGAACGCGCGCGGGTTGTAGTTCACCACGCCGCTGGCGAACCGCACGGCGCATTGGCTGCTCACCACCTGGTAGCCGCCGCCGCTCAGCGGCTGGCCTCCGTTACCCAGGTAGACGGCGATTGTAGGCAGCACCAGATAGGTGCCGTTGATGTTGTTCATCACCGTCCCGGCCAAGCTGTAGGTATAGTCGGTGCACTCGGACAGATCCTGCTGCTGCGCGCGCAGCAGATTGAACGCGGGAAATTTGAAGTGCAGCGTCTGGCCCAGCCAGGAAGGGTCGATCGGCACCGCCAGATAGCTGGTGTTGATTCCGCGCAAGCGCATCGGAGACGTGTTGATGAAGGCGAAGGCCGAGCCGGCAGGATGGTCGATGACCGGCGTTCCGCCCACCCCGCGGCGAATGTAGGTGCCCATGCTGAAAGTGTTGGAACCCGTCTGCGTAACGGCCGTGGGACACACGATCTCAAAACTGCCGGCCGCACTCCCTGCGATGTAGCAAGGATCGGAAAATGCGTCCGCGGCGTTCTGCGGCAGTGCAAACAGATAATCGAGCTCGCTGGAACCAATGAGCTGGACCTGCAAAGCATCGGTCGTGTCCGGATCGTTGCCCACGGGAAAATCAGCGGTCAGCGTTCCCATGGGGCTGGGGGTAATGATGCCGATCGGGCCGGTATAGTTCACGCCGTCAATCGAGATAAACACGCCGCAGCCGCCATAGTTGGCGCCCTGGCCGTTGACCACGATCCAGATCTCGCCGGGGGTGCCGACGCCGATCAGCCGCTGCGGTGGTTCAAAGATGATGGGCGGGCTCACCGCTCCCGGAAGCGCTGTGCCCGGCCCGGCGAACGGACTCACCGCCTGTATGTCCATCGGCGTCGGTTCGTTCAGGCCATAGATAAAATCTTCCGCCTCGCAGGCCAGCTCCCACCCCTTCTTATCGTCCCAGCTTTCGCTCACCGTGGTCAGGCGTACCGGCTTGTTGGTCAGGCCCAGCCAGGGATCGGTAATGGTCACCAGATCCATCGCCTCCAGCCAGGAATAGGTGACCGGGAGTTTGAACTTGTAAGTGTTGCGCAGCAGCGCGGAGCGCTTCACCAGCACCGACCCGACCTTCTGCGCGACGGCCACTTGATGGATCGAGTGCATCTGCCGGGTCGACGCCTTGCGCACCCCGGATTGCGTTACCGAGCGCTGCTCGACCTCCGTGGTAACCGTGGTGTTGTAGTTGTTCGCGCGGTCCAGGTGCTCGATCGGCATCACGTTATCGGCATCTGCCTGGCGATTGCGATCGATCTCGACCGGAGATTCCGCGCCGCTGATCACGAAGCACGTATCGTCCAGATTGGCGACCGGCCCCGTAGCCGTAGGCGCCACAAAGATGCTGCCGTTGGCCGCGCACGAGACTTCACAGTACGGAATGGCCTTCAGCACCGTGCCGGACCACACCGGCGCCGTGTTGGCTACATCGAACAGCTCCTGGAGCACGTCGCGGGCGGTACGCTGCGAATCCAGGTACAGCGCGCAGGTGATGCCGTAGGCGCGGCAGTAGGCGCGCATGGCCGAGGGGTCGCCCAGAATGCTCGCTTGCCCCGCCATCCACGCGGGAATCAAAGGATCGCTGCCGCTGTAGTTGTTCAGGTTCAGCCCGTGGCCGATCAGAATCGTCTGCCCGGTGTAGGGCGGGTCGCAGGCCACGAGCGGGCCGCTCATCACCAGGTCGGTGACGATGTCCGCCGGATCGCAATCGCCGGAAGGCCACAGCTCGAAAGCTCCGCCCACCTCGAAGGAGTGCTCCGGAAAGCTGTCGGCTTCGCCGAGATCGAACTGTGGCGAACCCAGCCCCGCGACCCAGTTGTAGGGAATCTGCTGGCCAGGATAATTCGCGTATTCGGAACCCGAGGCCAAATAAGGCTCGAACTCCAGGTTCATCGTGGCCAGCGGATTGCTCGTGTAAGAGCTCGTGCCGTTGTTGTTGGTGTATTGCACGCGCTGCCAATAGGAGTAGTAGATGGTAACGGTCTGTCCATTCAGCGCGGACGGGAAGGTGACCACCGCGCCCTGGCTCGGCTGCCAAGTGTATATGTTCCCGCTGGCCTGTGTCGTATCGGGGTTGCGATACGCGGCGTTCCACAGCGGCGCCTGCCAGGTGCCCGTGGGCAACGGCTCAGACGAAGGCGCGCCGTAGTCGTTGAAGCCCGATCCGGTGATGAGCTGCGTCATCGTCACCGCCTGCACCGCGATCAGATCGGTGGCGCTATAACCGCTCGGAAAGTTATTGATGGTCACCTGGCTGTTGGTGACGTTCGCGGTGATCGAGGCCAACTGCGGTGCGTAGATGTCCTTGTTCTTCCAGATGGTGCCGATGTAGCGCAGCGGATAGTGGCCCAGCAGCAGATCGCAAGCGGTGTAATACTCGTAAACGCCGCCGGCTTTCTTGCTCGACTTCTTCCCGTTGCTCTGCTTCACGGCCTGAAAGCCGTTCATCCAGATCAGCTTCGGAGTGGCGCGCGTGCGGCCGTAGACGAGGGGTACGGCAACGCCGTAAATCGAAGTCTGCACGCGCACGCCAGCGGCGACACTGGATGCCTGCGAGTTCCTAACGCCGCCTTTCATCATAAAAAGTCAGCCCTCGGCTCTCGGTCGTCGGCTCTCGGCAACACCAAACACGCTTGTCATCCATCAGCCCCTGTCATCCCATCAGTCCTTGTCATCCCGAACGCAGTGAGGGATCTGCAGTTAAGCCTTATTGCTTCCCCACGGGTTGAAGAATTTCAGCTCCCGGCTGGCAAACGCGGGATTGTAGTGCGCGTGGCTCTCCATCACGCACGGCGGGAAGCAATGGATCACCTTCGGCCACGCGACCACAATCGCGCCGTGCGAATAAACCCAGCGGTGTTTCACGCAAATGACGTCGCCAGGAAGAGGCAGTCGTTGGTCGCTGGTCGCTGGTCTTTGGCCGGAAGGGGTCGTATCGTTCTGGCCAACGACTAACGACCAAGGACCAACGACGTACTCTCTTGCGTACTTGCTCAAATAGTTCAGGTACAGCTCTTCCTTCGTATTCAGAAACCACTGCGAAGGCACATAAGGAATATTCTGCGCGGTGAAAACTCCGGCGGCCGAGAACACCTCGCAGATAAACGTCTCGCAGTCGGCGCCAATACCCTTGAGCCGCGCGGCATGATGAAAGGGCGTCCGCAGCCAAGTCCGGGCCTCTGCAACCACTGCAGCGCGTTGGCTGGCCTCAGACATCATTCCCTTCCTGCCTTTGCTGGCCGAGAGCCGACGACCGAGAGCCGAGAGCTGCTTTCATGCCGACTGCTCCGGCGCCGGCACGTAGGGGAAACCCATATAGCCGCCGGCGGTGCGCACGCGATAGCTGATCAGCACCTGCTGGTTCTCGTCCGGTGTGCCGAAGGTGTAAGTCGCAGTGACGCCGTCGGTATTCAGCGCCACCGAGTACTGGCCTTGGCCCGGCGATGCGCCCACCAGCGTGAGGGCCTGTCCATTCGCATAAGTCACGCCGGCATCGCTTACCCACGGCGACTGATTCACCACCAGCGTCGGCAACTGCCCCGGCGGAATATTGCCGGGAATCGTGTGCGGCTCATTGCTGATCAACTGGGTCGAGCTGCGCGCGAACGGAATGTAAGCGGTGAAGCTTTCGCCGATCTGCGGCAGCCAGGGCAGCGGATCGTAAAGGTAAAAAGCCCCGCTGCCGCTGAAAAACCAGACGCTGCGGCGAATCTTGCCCAGCGATGTTCCGGAGTTGAACTGGATATAGCCGAAGTCGAAGGTATCGGCCGCGAACACCTGGCCGTTGTTCGGCGCCGTGCAGGTCCCGATAATCTCGCTCATACTCGGCGCCGACGTCACCTGGAAGGTTGGCGCTGTGCTCATGCCGGCGGGTGGTTGGCCCACCCCGTACTGGCTCATCACATTGGTCGGCTCGATCGTATTGGTCGGCACCTGGAGATCGAATAGTTCACTGAGCGCATTCACCTTCAGCTTCACGCCAGTGCGCGTCATAGTGGTCTCTGCGACGCGACCGGAGAACATCGTCATCGCGCCGTAGGTGTTGCAGTCGCCCAAGGTCGGCATCACCGTCCGGTAGATAGTGACCCGGCCGTTGTCCCACAGGCCGCGCTGGAAAGACTGGAGCATCGTCACCGGCGGCTGGCCGGCCGGAGAGTAGAACACATCGGACGAGCGCAAATGCCAGTCCAGATCGAGCGAGCTCACGTCGAGACCGATCTTGCTTTCGATCGTTCCTCGCGAAATACGCCCAGGGATGAAGGTGCCAACCGGGGACCAGCTGAGCGGCTGGTCGAAATTGGTGAGCAGTACATTCTGCGACCACGCCTCGCCCTGCACGTAGGTCTGAAGCTGGAACAGATCCGCGCACAAAAGCTGCCGGTTTGCCTTTAGGTAGGCGACCAAGGCCGCCGTTGCGTCACTTCCGTTGCCTGCAATGCATGTGCGCATAAAGACAAACACCTACCACAGAGACACAGAGGCAGAGAGAGAATTTAGGGAAATCCCCAGCCTGGTTTTTCTCTGTGGCTCTGTGTCTCTGTGGTGGATTTTCATTATTCCCTCGCCGTCACCATGGTGATTTCCTGCGCCTCGTACATGGCCTGCCACAGCATCTCGAATGCCTGCTGATCATTGCCCAGCTGCGGATCCTGGGACGTCCCTTTGCCGACGGAAAAAATGCACCGGTAGTAGAAGCCGAAATCCGCCGTAATCGGGCCGCTGGGCGTACTCGCGAATTTCACCACCTGGCCCGAGTAGGTGATGCCATTTGCATTCAGCAAGCCTGCGGCCGTCTGCGCCGGCGTATACAGCGTGTAGTTTGTCCCGGCTACAAGTGCGGTTCCGCTTTGTTTAATGACCGGCGTCCCGTTCACCTCGTAGATCGCCTCCGCGTACTGGCTCATACCCAGCGTGCGCACCAGGGGTGCGCAGTTATTCCCATCCACCGTCAGCGGCTGATCTTCCACCGCGGAATCCAGCAGGTTTTGCGTCAAGCTGCCGAGGTTGAGCAGGAATGAGTCGTAAGCGCCGCGGCGCGCCAGGAAGAAACCTAATAGCTGGTTCAGTTCATCGTGGACCGGATCGTCGCGCAGAAACTCGAAAGAGCACTCGAACATCCACATCGGATCGATCACCATCGGCACGCGGACGGTGTAGCCGTTGGCCGCAGTCTCCAGCAGCGTGCGGAAGGTGGGCGTGCGCTTGACCTTCCAATCCAGGCCCGGCAGCGATGGAAACACGGCATTACTCATTGGCTAGTTCTCAGTTCGCAGTTCTCGGTTCCCAGTAAAAAAGCCTTGTCATCCCGAGCGCAGCGAAGCGAAGCCGAGGGATCTGCAGTTCGGCCCTGCGTGCGGCCAGAAGGAACTGCAGATCCCTCACTTCGTTCGGGATGACAATTCGTAAAAGGACGTTCATATTCGATATCCCAAGTCTTTCGCCGTGCGCCTGATGCGCGCGCTGGTTTGCAGCGCCACCATGCGGCCTACGGCGCCCGGATCGGTAGCGCCGTGGATGGCGATCGTCATGGGCGCGCTCAAGCCGCCGCCCGCGCCTTGCGCCGCCATCCGCTCGAAAACCGTGTTCACGCTGGGCGGCAGAACACGCTCGCCGGCATGGACCATGGCTACGCCCGTGCGCGGAACTACCCCGCCGTATTCGAACGTGTCGAAGGCCATCACCCCGGCAAAAGCGGCAGCCGCGGCCGCCGGCGCCAGTATCGGACCGACAATCGGAATTTGGCTCACCGCGGCATAGGCGCCCGAAGCGGCTGTCTTGGCGTCGGTCAGGATCTGCTGCCCCGCCATGGTCTTGTGCAGCGCCAGGGCAATTACCCCTTGCTCGGCGATCTTGAGGATGTTCTCCACGGCCGCCAACGCGATGGAGTCCCACATCCGGGTCATCGCCCGGCCGAAGCTCTGGGTACCCTGCAGCCAGCCGTTCAGCGCGGTGTTGAAGCTGCGCGTGATCGCCTGGAAGCTGCGCTCGTACTGCGCCTGCTGCGCCGTCAGGATGGCCTGCTCGTCTTTCATCAGCAGCTGCGCGGCTTTGGCGATCAATTCATCCTGTTTGGCGCGGTCCTGCGCCAGCTTCTCCGCGGACTTTTCGCCGGCGGCATCGAGCTCGAGCTTCTCCGCCAGGAAGCGCATCTCCTCCGCGATCTCGGCCTGGTGAAGATCGCGGAGTTGCGTCAGCTCATCTACTTTGGAGATCTCGCCGCGTGCGCCGCGGCCTTGGATTTCTGCCGCCTGCGCTTCGAAGCCCATGGCGGCAACGCGCCGCTGGCCTTCGAGTCCGGCCGCTTGCACTTTCAGGTATTCTTCGAGTTTTTTGGTGGCTTCCTGTGTCGCCCTGCCGCCGCGCGCACCCATCTCCTCCAGGCGCCTGGTCAGGCTGGCAGTTTCTGTTTCCAGGGCGACAATCCGCTTTTGCAGCGCGACGACAAGACGTTCTTGATCGCCGAAGGCCGAGCTTGCCGTCGTGCCGGCTTCGGCGGTCGTACTGGCCCATTCCTCCACCGCCTCCGCCGCCCGGCGCATGCCGGATTCAAGCCGGCTGATGTCGGCGGTGATCTCTACGCGTATTGGACCGGTGTCACGCATTTGTAATTTGCAATTTGTAATTTGTAATTTGCAAAGTGAGGAACAGGCTGGGTTCTTACTTTGCAAATTACAAATTGCAAATTACAACTTCTCCTTCATCTTCTCCGCCCACTCGACCAGCTCGTTGATGTGCTGCGGCGGCCGCTCGGCCGGACCGAGCATTCCCGTCAGCGAGGCGACCTCCTCTGTCCCCAGCTCGCATCCGGGATTCGACGGCGGCTTGTAACCGGTGAAACCGCGCAGCAACATGTGTTCCGGCGGCCACTCATTCCAGTACTCCAGCAGTTCCCACGCGTCCGGCAGCGCCAGGCCATCGATCGCCGAAGGCAGTTGCCGTAAGCCGGTGCACAACGTGCCGCGCAGATAGGCCCAATTCGGCTCTCGGCTCTCGGCTCTCGGCTCTCGGCCGAAACGTGGGTGCCCCACCCTAGCGCGGTCCTCCGCGCTAGCCCGGATTTCTCACCAGAATAGGTTCTGACAATACGTTTGTAGTGGAAAAAGGCCGTTAATTCGGGCATAACTGCGAGTGTCGAAGTCGTAGTTCAGCCTCGAAAGAACGGCCTTTCCC